CCTATAGCAGGGGGCATTGTTACGTCTGGCGTAGATAACCCTCCTTTGAACTTTAATTTCGGGTCCAGTAAATCGTTAGCTGTTACTTCTAAAACGGGTTCAACGGCTTTAGGCGTCTGTACAGGGGACCCTTCTCCGATTATGTTTTATTTCCCTAATGACGCACAGAGGTATACGATAGCTTTTGAAGCCATAATACTGCCGCGTGGCGCAGAGCTATGCCTTTCCATCACACCATCCACGAGCAACACCAGTATGGATATTCAGGCTGGTGCCAACATGCACTTAGCGGGTGAAGCATAATGCAAAAGGTCGTGATACAAGGAGAGGGTTCTGACAAGGCTGTGGTGCGAGACCAAGGCTTGCTAGTTTCTGTTCTACCGTACCCACCTACGGGCGTCCCTAACAACCTTATACCCTTCGTAGGCTCCTTGACTGTAAACGGAGACGGGGCCACTTCTGACCTCAGGGTGGATGGAAGCGTCACCCCGATAGACGCCTTCGTGGGGCCGCCTATCACAGGGGACCTGTACCTAACTACCGCTAACATACTGATATCTGACAACGGTGTTGTGGCTCTTAACAGATTCGGTGGTATCGGAGGTGGGCTGACCAACGGGATAGACATATTTGTTGAAACGGAAAACTCTAGGTTTGCCGTCGCTAACTCTTTAAAGAGTAATTTTGACTTAATACGGCTCGGCACGCTAACCCAAGGTACAGGGGGTAAAACCGACGCCTACTTGTTAGCTAACACTAATGCTGCTAACGAAGACGGGTATAACCCTGTTCTTGACTTCACCAAGGTGAGCCCTTTAGGTGTACGCCTTAGAAAGGATACGCTAGACAAGCTGGGTATAACTATTAACGACGACCTCACAAGTTTAGGTACGTTTGACATAATCATTAACGGCTATGTGAGAGTATAGGTCATGACCAATAGGTTTAACGCCAAATTTGTCTCAGGTGAACTCAAAGACTTCGTCCGGGATATCGTCGTGAAGGTTTCGGTCAACGCAACCGCTGAGCTTAGCGAAGACACTCCTAAGCTAACTGGGTGGGCAGCCAGTAATTGGATACCTCGTATCGGACAGAGAACAGACCTGCCTTTCGGCTCCAAGGAATCCGTCAGTGAGGCCGCCAAGACGTTAGGTCTAGCTTCCGTTGTGGCTTCTTATGCCTTGCCCCAAATAGTCCATGTCACCAACCCGGTTTACTATATCGAGACGCTGAATACGGGCACCTCTAAGAAGGCACCAGCGTTCTTCGTTGAGACCGCTATTGCTAAAGCCATCAAAACAGTTGTATAATCAATTTAATTATAGCCTGATGCAAGTATTATGCCGACACTAAATGACGCCCGTAAATCAATACAAAACAAGTTCACAACCGACTGGGCTAGTGAGACTGTCTTTGATTTCGATAACGGCGACTTTGAGGTGCCAGCGCCCAGCATTAACTGGGTGCGCCTAGTCGTAAGGACTAAAGTGCGAGCGCAAACTACATTAGGAAGAGTAGGTAACAGAAAATTTCAATCCGATGCTGCGGTAGTTGCTCAGGTGTTTGTACCTGTTGAGACTGGCACCAGCGAGGCGGACAGGCTAGCCACTAAATTGGCTAACATATTTGAAGGCACCCGTTTTGACGGTCTGAGCTTTTTAGCAGCAGAAACCCGAGAAGTAGGTGAAAGCGGTGGTTTCCACCAATACAATGTAACATGTAGTTTCAACTACGAAGACATTAAATAGGAGGCGGGACTATGAGCCGCGTACTGACGAATAACACATCTTTAGCTTATGCAATTGAAAGCGCACTCGGTGTACTACCGGGCTCGCCTACTTGGCATGAACTTGAACCTAACACTATTGGTGCTTTTGGCGCTACTATCACCACTGTTGCCCGTAGCCCTATATCTAAGAACCGTCAACGCCGTAAGGGCACTGTGACCGACTTAGATAGCGCCGTGGATTTTGAAGGCGATTTGACCTTGGCACATTTTACGGACTTTGCTGAAGGCTTCTGTTTCTCAGTAGCTGTCAACCAAGACTTAGACTTCGTAGGTGGTGACGGTACTTCAACGGGCTACACTGTAGCTGCGTTAATTACCGCACAGACAGCGAAGCTCCATTTCGCAGCAGCAGGCAACACTTCCTTGATTTACGCCCGTGGTTACGCCTTAACGGCTAATAACGGTCTAAATCCCTTGGATAGTCAGCCTGTAGACACCGATACGGAACTTACTACAGCTAACGCTGTGGCTGAAACAGCACCGACTAATGCGACAGTAGACATCGCAGGTATCCGCGCTGAAACAGGTGATTTAGACATCACGGTGACTTCAGGCGTAGCGACTTTAACTAGCGGTAACGAAACGCCTGTGTCTCAGGTTGATTTCACTACTCTCGGCCTAACAGTTGGTCAGATGATACATGTTGGTGGTCTGACTTCTGGCGAGCAGTTCACAGGTAGCCTAGGCTATGGTCGTATCACATCTATCGCAGCAGCGCAACTAGTGCTTGATAAAATTGATGCCACATTGATTACTGCCGCTGGTACTACTGATACAGTTGACCTACTATTCGGTCGTTTCATCCGTAACGTACCTACTGACTCAGCTGAGTTCTTAGAGCGTTCGTACCATATTGAACAAACGTTCCCTGACTTAGATTCTGTCGGCGTTGACATGTACGAATACGCTAAGGGCAACTTTGTTGACAGCATTGCAATCACCATGCCGCTAGCTGACAAAGCCACGGTGGCTGTAGGTTTTATCGGTACTGATACCGTTGCACCTAGCACATCGCGTGAAACTAATGCGGCCTCCGCCTTAGCGCCTTCACGTACTGGCGCTTTCAACACAACTTCAGACTGCCTACGTTTACGTATTGCAGAGCTTGACGAGTCAGGCATCTACACTGACTTTAAATCAATCACCGTCACCATTGCCAACAACGTATCGCCTGAGAAGGTTCTGTGTCAGTTGGGCGCTAAATACATGAACTTCGGTAACTTTGAAGTGAACGTTGAAGCACAAGCGGTGTTCAGTGATGCAGGCGTTGCAGCAGCGATTCGTAACAACACTACTATCGGCATGGACTTCGGTCTTAAAAATGACGATGGCGCACTGTGGGTTGACATCCCGGCAATGACGCTTGGTGGTGGCGGTCGTGATTTCCCGATTAACGAATCGGTGCTAATCAATTCAACTGGCGAAGCATTTGCTGACCCTACCTTGAACACCTCGATAGGTATTTCGTTATTCCCTATCGTACCTTAGAATTTTAACCAAACGGAGAATGTAAAATGGCAAACTTTACACACTTAAACAAACTGAACGCTTCAGGTAACATCGTAGACTTCCCCATGTCAGAACTTGGCACAGAGGCGGTCTTACAGCTGATTTCAGCGACTGAAGGTAATCCGGGGTACATGAACGGGCTTCTAAAACTCTCTGGCAACACTAAAGGTGCTAGACGCCGTAAGAGCACAAGCATTGATGCTGAAGAAGTGTCCAAGCACCGTAAGTATGACAAAGAGATTTACCCGGGCACCGTCATCGTAGGTTGGAGCGGCGTGTTGGATAGCAAGAAAAAAGCAGTAGCATTTAGCGTTGAAGAAGTCAAGGAACTGTTGGCGCAACTGCCTGACTATCTTTTTGATGATATCCGTGATTTTGCTAACAACCCCGAAAACTTCATAATGGTTATTGATTCTGAGGAAAAAGGAAAAAACTAGCACATCGGCTTCTTTGGGACCTACGCTATGAAAAGGATGGCTACAGCGTAGAAGCAGGGATTAGGAAAGGACGCCAAACACCTGACTGGTACGAAGATGAACCCGATGTAGACATAGCTGACGATTTCTATATGAAGTCGTTCCATGACCTGAGTACAGAGCGTAGCGTAGGGATGAGTCTAGGCCCCATACCTTGGTCAAAAATTGTTCAATACGCAGATAGGTATCAACTGGAACCTGATGTGACTGAAGCGTTCATAGACATCATTCGTACAATGGATGTCGCTTACATGAAGCACAACGCTAACGAACAGAAGAAAACAGCTGACAGGAATAAAAAATGACCGACTTTCTAATTGATGTAATCGTTGACCCTAGCAAGGCTGCACCCGCTTTAGATAAAGTGGATAATCGGTTGCGTAGGTTAGAAAAGTCTGGTAAGCGTCTTCAGAACACATTACGCCGTGCCATCACCTTGGTCGGTATCACAGCGGCGGCTCGCCAATTAGGTATCTTCGCCGACTCCTTGACAAACGTACAGAACCGTATACGGCTAGTTACAAGAGATACAGCGCAGCTTAATGCTGTCACTAAAAGGCTGTTTGACATATCTGCTAGGACCCGTACAGGCTTCGCAGCAACAGCAACCATATTCAGTCGTACTGCCTTGGCGGTAAAAGACTTGGGCTTGTCCCTACAGGAAACCCTAGATTTCACAGAAGCATTAAACCAAGCCATCGTACTTTCAGGGGTCAAGGCCCAAGAAGCGAACGCTGGTCTTATCCAATTATCCCAAGGTTTAGCTTCAGGCACATTGCGTGGTGACGAACTGCGCTCAGTGTTAGAACAATTACCCAAAGTTGCTGACCTTATCGCTGGCGAACTAGGTGTTCTGCGTGGCGAGTTAAGAATTTTAGGTGAACAAGGCAAAATCACCACAGCAGATATCATCAACGCATTTACAGGTTTAGCAGCAGCCGACCTAACGAAAGCATTCGCAGAATCAGTACCAACAATGAGCCAAGGCTTTAGTGTACTAACGACCCGTGTCATCGAGTTTGTTGGTGAAGCAGATGCGGCTCACGGTATCAGTACTGCGATAGCCAGAACGCTTATTGATTTAGCGGAAAATTTAGAGACAGTAGGCAAGGCTGCCATAGTTGCCGGAGCTGCCCTTGTAGGACCTTTTGCGAAAGCAGGGGTTCTGTTTGCCACAAGGGCAGCAGATCGGAAGAGCACACGTCTGAACTCCAGTCACCGATGTATCTC